CGGCCGTGGTGGACATGGAACTGCGCCGCGCCTTGGCCGGCGGCACCTGAACCCGAGGAGACCCCATGAGCAACGACTTCGAGACCGAAGAGAGCCGGGAGGATGTGGAGCTGCACGAAGTGCGAGCCGGCGACGCCCCCGCCATGACCATCGGCGTGGCCCAGCAGACCCGCCACATCTTCATCCGGGGCGACCTGCACCCGCTGGGCAGCGCCACGGCGCTCCTGACCGCGGCGGCGCAGCACGTGCCGTACATCCAGCTGAACGCCGTGAACGTGCTCTTCCCGCTGGAATGGCTGCGCGGCGAATGCCAGCACGACATGGACCGCCTGCGGATCATCGCCAACATCGAGGCGTTCGTGCGCTCCGGCTTCAGCCAGGGCGCTCGGGTGATGCACTGATGACGCCCAACGACATCGACGTCCTGCTGCACTACCACAGCATCGCCGAGCCGCACGGGTGCACCTACACGCTGGACGGCCGCTCCATTCTCTGGGCCGGCGAGCCCGAGGTGCGGCGCGTCAACGGCGTCCTGACCGCCAGCCGCCGAATCGAGTTGTTCGGAAGAGAGGGCAAAAGCCGATGACGCAGACCGCAGCACCCAAGCCGCTCACCGCCAAACGAGAACGCTTCTGTCAGCTCATGGCCGAGGGCAAGACGCAGGCCGATGCCTACCGTGAGGCGTTCGGCGGCAACGCCAAGGCGGAGACCATCTACAAGCGCGCCAGCGAGCTCATGGCGCTCAGGGAGATACAGGGGAGGGTCGCCGAGCTGCGCAAGCCGGTGATCGAGCAGGCCCAGCTCACGCTGGCGGACCACCTCGAGGAGCTGCGCGTGCTGCGTGACGCCGCCCTGAAGGACGGCCGGTTCAGCGCCGCCATCCAGGCTGAGATCGCGCGCGGCAAGGCCTGTGGCCACTACATCATCAAGGTGGAGGACGTCACCGACCCGCTGAAGAAGGCGATGCAGAACATGACGCCGGAGCAGGCCGAATCGATGCTGAACGCGCTGGACCAGGCGGAGGCCGCGATGCGCGGGAAGGGCGGGCGTGCTGGCCAGCCTGCCTGACCTGACCGCGTACTCGCCGGAGCAGCGCCAGCTGCTGCGCGAAGCCCTGCGGCGCATCGTCGACGAGAACACCCTCGCGCGGTACCGCCCGTACGCGAAGCAGCGCGAGTTCCACGCTCTGGGCGCCGTCAAGCGCGAGCGGATGCTGTCGGCCGGCAACCAGCTGGGCAAGACGCTGTCCGCCGGCGCGGAGGTGGCCATGCACCTGACCGGCCGCTACCCGGCCTGGTGGGCCGGCAAGCGCTTCACCGTGGGGAACAACTGGCTGGCGGGCTCCGAGTCTGGCGAGCTGACCCGCAAGGGCGTGCAGCGGATCCTGTTCGGGCGAGACGCGCGCCGGCGCATCGGCACGGGCATGGTGCCGAAGGACTGCATCGTCCATGTCACCTGGAGCCGGCACGTCACGGACCTCATCGACACCGCGCTGATCCGCTTCACCGACGCGCAGGGCAACACCAGCACCAGCAGCATCAGCCTGAAGGCCTACGAGCAGGGCCGCGGCAAGTGGCAGGCCGACACGGTCGACGGCGTGTGGTTCGACGAGGAGCCGCCCGAGGACATCTACACCGAGGGCATCACCCGGACCAACGTGAGCTTCGGCCCGGTGATCGTCACCTGCACGCTGCTGCAGGGCATGACGAAGATTGCCAGCCGGTTCTGGATGGAGCTGGACCAGTACCCGGATGCCGGGATGGTGAACATGACCATCGAGGACGTGGACCACTACACGCCCGAGCAGAAGGCCGCCATCATCGCCAGCTACCCCGCCCACGAGCGGGACGCGCGGACGAAGGGCATCCCCATGCTTGGCAGCGGGAGGATATTCGCCGTGGACGAGGAAAGCATCAAGGTCGAGCCGTTCGCCATCCCGACCTACTGGCCGCAGATCGGCGGCATCGACTTCGGCTGGGACCACCCGAGCGCCGCGGCCAAGCTGGCCTGGGACCGCGACAACGACATCGTCTACGTCACGGCCTGCCACCGGGCGAGCCAGCAGACGCCGGTGCTCTTCGCCGCGGCCGTGAAGCCGTGGGGCACTTGGTTGCCCTGGGCCTGGCCGCACGACGGCCTGCAGCATGACAAGGGCAGCGGCAAGGCCCTGGCCAACCAGTACCGCGACCAGGGCCTGAACATGCTGGACGACCATGCCACCCACCCGCCAGAGGACGGCGAGGAGGAGGGCACTGGCGGCAACAGCGTGGAGGCGGGCCTGCTGGACATGCTCGATCGCATGCAGACCGGGCGGCTGAAGGTCTTCTCGAACCTGCACGACTGGTTCGAGGAGTTCCGCCTGTACCACCGCAAGGATGGGAAGATCGTGAAGGTCAAGGACGACCTGATCAGCGCCACGCGGTACGGCACCATGATGCTGCGCTTCGCCATCACGAAGCCGAAGCCCACGCCGAGGTCCGGGCCGAAGGTGAACCACGCCCGCCGGCGCGGCGGCTACTAGCTCAGCATCGCATTAATGCCGGGCTGTAGCGCGCAGCCCACGGTTTCTACAGTGCCCCTGCGACTGTCGGCGGGCGTGCCCTTCGGTGGTTGCCATCAACTCCGTTCCTTCCGCCCGGCTTCGGCCGGGCTCTTTCTGGGCACTGCATGGCACGAAGCAACGACCGCGGCCAGGAGATCGCCGAGCAAGTCCGGGCGGGCACCCTCTCGCCTGACGAAGCGCTTCAGGCCGTAGCCGTCGAAGCCGCGCAGGCCGTGGGCGCCGGCGAGGACCTGCTGGAAGAAGACGACTTCGACGAGGAGCAGCGCGCGCACGCCGAGCGCGAGCAGCAAGCCGCCGCCGATGCGAAGCGCCAGCGCGTGCGCGCCCTGGGGCACCGTCTGGGCGGCCTAGCCAAGCAGCAGGTGCAGCTGCGCCAGGAGACCGAGGAGCGCTGGTACAAGGACGTGCGCCAGTTCAACGGGCAGTACGACCCGGACATGTTCCCCGAGGCCGAGGACGGCGAGGTGCCCTACGGCAGCCGCGTCTACGTGCCGCTCACCCGCCGCCTGGTCACGGTGTGCGAGGCCCGCCTGTACGACATGCTTTTCCAGGCCGGCGAGCGCGGCTTCATCCTGAAGCCCACCCCGGTGCCGGAGTTCGACCGGGCTGAGCAGCTGGCCGAGCAACTGCCCGACGATCACCCGGTGGACGTCGCTGGCCAACCGGTGCAGGTCTCCAAGATCGCCGAGACCATCAAGGCGATGGTGGACAAGGCGCAGCAGGCCGCCGACGGCATGCAGCGCGAGATCGACGATCAGCTCGCCGAGTGCAAGTACTCCACGCACGCGCGCAACGTCATCCACGACGCCTGCCTGTTGGGCACCGGCGTGCTCAAGGGGCCGCACGTCCTCTACAAGACCAGCAAGCGCTGGGACGTGGACGAGGCCACGGGCAACGCCACCCTGACCATGGACCGCCGGCCGGTGCCGGTGGCCCTGCGCGTGGACCCGTGGAACTTCTTCCCGGACATGTCGGCCACCACCATCGACGAGGCCGAGTTCGTCTTCGAGCGCCACTTCCTCACGAAGAAGGAGCTCGCCGCGCTGAAGGACATGGAGGCGGTGGACCTCGACGCGCTGCGCGAGATCCTGGGCGCCGAGCCCACGGCCGTCGCCGGCAGCCACCGCGAGCGCCTGCGCGCGATCAACGGCGCCACCGGCGCGCCCGACAAGCGCTACGAGGTGTGGGAATACCACGGCCCGCTCACCGCCGAGGACCTGTGCGACTGCGGCGTGGAAGTGGAGAACATGGACCCGCTCGTGCAGTACACGGGCATCGTGTGGTTCTGCCAGAACGTGGTGATCAAGGCGGCGCTCAACCCGCTGGACTCCGGCGAGCTGCCTTACCGGGTCTTCACGTGGCAGAAGGATGAGTCCAACATCTTCGGCTTCGGCATCCCGTACGAAGTGCGCGATGGCCAGGAGGCCGCCAACAGCTCCTTCCGCGCCGGCCTCGACAGCATGGGCCTGGCCGCCAAGCCGCAGGTCTTCATCGACGACACGCAGGTGGAGCCGCAGAACGGGCGCTGGGACATCGAGCCCGGCAAGTTCTGGCGCAACAAGAACGGCAAGCCCGTGAAGGGTTCCGGCTTCGAGGTGGTGGAGCTGAACAGCCGCATCTCCGAGTTCCTGGCCGTGTTCCGCGAATCCAAGATGCTGGTGGAGGAGGTGGGCACGCTGCCCGCCTGGCTGCAGGGGCAGGACGCGCCGGCCGCGATGCAGTCGGCCACCGGATCCTCCATCGCCTGGACGGCCGCCAACCTGTGGGTGCGCAGGTGCGTGCGCAACTGGGATGACGACGTGGTGACGCCCACCATCGGCGGCTTCTTCGACTGGAACATGCAGTACAGCCCGAAGAAGGAGATCAAGGGCGACAGCCAGGTGCAGGCGCTGGGCATCAGCGCGCTGGCCGAGCTCGAGGGCGTGGCGCAGCGGATGAAGGAGTTCATCACCACCGCCAAGGCCATGGGCGTGCCGCTGTCGTCGCAGCTGCTGATGCTGCGGCAGTTCGCGCGCTCGTTCAAGCTGGACCCGGACCTGGTGCTGCCCAGCGAGGCCGAGATCGAGAAGATGAAGCAGAACGAGAAGCCGCCGCTGTCGCCCGAGGAGAGCCGGCTGGAGGTCGCCAAGATGCAATCCGACGACCGGGCCCGCGAGTACGCGCAGCGCGACAAGGACAACCAGGTGCGCATCGGCCTCACGCTCGCCACCCTGGCCAGCAACGAGCGCATCACGAAAGAGGAGGCCGCGCAGAAGTACGGCCTGGACAAGTTCGAGTCCATGCTGGAGCTGCAGGACCACCGCGAGCAGCGCGCGCACGAGGCGCAGACCACGAACGCTGAACTGCAGTCGCGGTACCAAACGGGAGCAGGGGTATGAGCGAGAAGCTGCCCACCTGGCACCAGGTGTCCAAGGACATCGACGCGCAGATCGAGGCGCAGGACAAGGTGCTGCGCGACCCCGACTCCAGCGACGTGGAGCTGCGCGCGGCGCAGCAGACGCGCCTGGCGCTGGAGAAGCTGAAGACGCTGCCTGACCGGCTCGACGGCGAGCGGCAGGCGGAAAACCAGAAGACGGCCCCGCGCCGGGGAGGCTACTGACCATGGCGGCACTCGACGCATTCCGCGACCAGGCGAACCAGTTCTACACCGACACCTTCGGCCGCGCCGGCGATGACGAGGGCGTGAAGTTCTGGGCGGACCAGTTGGCCTCTGGCAAGTCGGCCGACCAGGTCAAGAGCGACTTCCTGGGGTCTGCGCGCGTAACCGAGGACAACTTCCTGAAGACCGGCCAAAGCCAGTACGCCGACCTGCTGAACCAGGACCTGAAGGACGGCGCCAAGGCCGGCACCTTCAACTCGGTGGACATGCGCACCAACGCCGAGATGGGCCTCGACGGCGATGTCTTCACGAAGCTGTACGGCGGCAAGCCGCAGACCAAGCCCACCAGCGGCGTGGGCGGCGCCCCCCAGCTGCCCACCGGCGCCTTCAAGGACGCGACGCACTGGAACGTGGCGCCGAACCAGACGGTGGCGCAGCAACTCACCGACCTGGTGAACACCGACAGCCCGTACATGCAGCGCGCCCGCACGCGGGCCATGCAGACGGCCAACGCCTCGGGCCTGTCCAACACCAGCATGGCGGCCACCGCCGGCGAGGCCGCAGCCATCGATGCCGCGCTGCCGATCGCACAGCAG